TCCTGGTCTCCATCTTCGCTACTTCATTACCTATTTGGGCGTAATTCGAGGTCAATGGTGCATCGGTCGGGTATCTCAACTCAACGTCCTCGAACTTTGCCCATATAGTATAATGGGCGGTGGTAGAACTTTGTGATGCGAGAGAAGACAAGACCGAAATTACAACATTACCAAAGGATCCTTGTCCTGTGGCGAGATTAAAATACAAATACGGGGATACATAAGGGGTCACAAATTCCATGGACGTGGTGTTAGCTAGATTCATAATTACATGGGGACAACCTGAAGCCGCCACCGGATCAGCTTTTGAAGACGTAGCGTACCATTGGGTGTGCGAGTTCATATATTCGGAATAAGGGACATAATGCAACATGAGAGCTCCGGCCTGGAACGGTTGAGAATTGACTTCTATCCGAACGCGGACCTTCGCTTTAAAACCAGTAAAACCATCTATCTTATTTATATTTTGTACAACCATGTATTGACCAGTATTAAACAAATTTTTGGGAAAAACAAGATTAGATAGGACATCGCCACGCACGGATGTGCTAGACCACGTTCCTTGTTGTATAATTACATATCTACTCAAGAAATCAGAGATTGAGTGATCACTCTTCTCTCCAATGCAATCGTATAGGGAGGATGGCAAATCCCCTTCGCATGCGGTAAAGCGTTCGGAAACTCTTGTACCATCATCACGAAGGGTTATAGTATCATTTGAATCAGGGGTCGTAACAGATAAAATATCAGGATTGGCATTAAAATTTTGTTCAGTAAGTAAGTTTCTTATGTGCACGGCTACTTAACCAATGCACAGCAATGATGTTTCCTTGGACAATAAAGGGCTGCTTTCCGTGGTCCTAGGATATAAAGATAAAAATCTACACGGCTTTCTACAATAGCAATACTCAACGTTTTATTTACATCATAATTTTGCATACATCGAGCAAGATCACATCGTAGAGGGGATTTTGTGTCCAGAGACGAACGGGTGGTGGTAATAATACAGTCCCTCATCTCTGAACCCTGTGACACCGGCCTGATGGGCGGCCTTCACAATTTTTGGGACTAATTCATCATACACAGCTTTGCCGTGCATAGCAACTTCTTTGATGACCTCGGAAACCACTTCGCTTTCCTCAGGATTAGAATCAAAGCTCCTCTGTTTAGTCCAATTCAACATCTCTAAGCGAGTCGCCAAATCTGCGGGGCACAAATACACAGTGGTCTGTCCAAACACGCCATCAACCTGCTTGAAGCCCCTCTTGAGGAATGATATATCTTCAATGGTTTTGTTGTTGACTATGTTGGCGCTCTTGTCAGCAGCGGTGTAAACCATGCCAAACGTTTTCATCACTTTGACTAAAGTCTCCATGTTGAACCATTTGAGCACTTTGGGGCTGATGGACAACACGTTGTCATCCCCATATGCCACCAGTCGCACATTCTCGTTGTACGATCTCATGGAACATTCCTCGGGGCAATGGATTGCGGCGAGCATCAAGTAGGCACAACGAAACACCAAGTTCACAAAAAGGGAATTGACTTCAGCTGTGGCTACGAAGCCAGATGGCAAGCTGTGCGTGCACTGGTATACAGTTCCTCTGCAAACGCGTATGGCGTAAACCACTTGATACCATAGGTTGTATCTTATCGTGTGGAACTCATCGTCATACATGGAGTCCAATATCCAAAATATTTTCCACATGAATTGATCCATTAGTGTTCCGTCAAAGTTCTCGAAATCACCGTCAATCAAGCGTTTGGAGTTGGCCAACAACCATCTGGCGAGGTGGTCCCATTCTCTATCCCACACATTTATGCCCACTGCGACACCATTGAAAATCCTATTGTGTC